CCGCAGGGCACGTCGGCCGCTTCGAGCGCCGCTACCCATTCGCTCGTCGTCCGTGTTCGTATGATGGCTGCCAGCGCGTCGGTCAGTGCTTGGCGATGGGTGACGCGCGCTTCATTCGTGGCAAACCGTGGGTCGTCGCAAAGCATCACGCCTGCGCACTGGCAGAAATCACGAAACTGGCCGTCGTTACCGATCGCGAGAATGATGTGACCATTGGCGGTGGCTAAGACCTGATAGGGTGCGATTGCCGCGTGCTGGTTGCCGAGGCGTTGGGGCCGCTCGCCCGAAACCAAATAGCTGGAGCCAAGGTTGGCGAGCATCGCGATTTGGCAATCGAGCAGGGAGACATCGAGCTGTTGGCCTTCGCCGGTGCGTTCCGCATGACGAAGCGCGGCGAGGATCGATGTCACCGCGTACATCCCGGTAAAGAGATCGGCGACTGCTACCGCGCTCTTCATAGGTTCGCCTTCGGGCTCGCCGGTAAGGCTCATCAATCCGCCCATGCCTTGAATGATGTAATCGTAACCAGGACGCTTCGCGTAGGGGCCGGTCTGACCGAACCCCGTGATAGAACAATAGACAATTGAAGGATTGAGCGCCGCGATCGACGCATAATCGAGCCCGTACTTCTTTAAGCTGCCGGGCCGGAAGTTCTCGACAAAGATCTGACAGTGCGGCGCCAGTTTGCGCACGAGGTCAGCGCCTTCGGCCTTCGCGAAATCAATCGCCACCGAGCGTTTGTTACGGTTGGCGGCGAGATAGTAGGCGGCGTCGCCTTCGCCGTTCTCGATAAAGGGCGGCCCCCAAGAGCGCGTGTCGTCGCCGGCGCCGGGCTTCTCGACCTTGATGACATCGGCTCCGAAGTCGCCAAGGATCTGCGTCGCCCACGGCCCGGCCAGCACCCGCGACAGATCGAGTACGCGGACGCCCGCCAGTGAAGCTTTCGTCGCCGTCATGGGTGTTCGCCGTCCCTTGCTTGCTTCGTTCTATGGCGGTGGTAGAGCGGCCCCATGAGCGAAGTCAAAACGCCGGTCGCCACAGGCGGCTGCCAGTGCGGCAAGGTGCGCTACGCGCTCTACGTCGCCCCGCAGAACGCACACGTCTGCCATTGCCGGATGTGCCAACGCGCGACAGGAGGCCTCTTCGCCGCGCTCGCAGGGGCGCCCAAAAGCGAGTTCGCCTGGACCGAAGGCGAGCCCGCCTTTTTCGCGAGTTCGAACCTAGCCAAGCGCGCTTATTGCGCCGATTGCGGCACGCCGCTGTCGTTCGCCTACGATCTGCCAGAGGCGCGCTTCTATGTGACGATCGGTTCGCTCGACGATCCGAACCTAGCGCCGGTCAAAATCCAGTATGGGGTTGAGAGCCGCATTGGTTGGGTAAAGTTCTGCGAGCACGTGCCGTCCGAGAAAACCGGCGAAGATCCAAAGGCCGCGGAATTTTTTGCTAAGATGGAAAGCCATCAGCGCACATGAGGTCGCGGCTTCGCTCGCGCATGCGGGCGCTCTATTTTGGCCACACGCAAAGCGCGGTCCGGTTCCAGGGGCTGCTGCTGGCGCTTGATCTACTGATCATCGGCTTCTTCATCGTCAATCAGTTCATTCAAGATTTGCCGTGGTTCTGGATCGTCGACGCTGCGATCGCGACGTTCCTCGCGATAGACTTGTTCGCGCGCTTGTTTGCGCTCGGTAGCTTCAAGCGCTGGATCAAGTATCCGATCACTTGGGTCGATCTCATCGTGCTGGCGACGCTCCTGTTTCCCGCGTTTCTCGCCAACTGGGGCTTCCTGCGCATTCTGCGGCTGTGGGGTGTGGTGCAGAGCGAGCGTTTTTGGAACGTGCTCGCACGCGGCCGCTTCGACGACACCCATGTGGAAGATCTGACGAAATCGATCGTCACCCTGATCACATTCATATTCTTGGCCGCGGGGCTGACGCAGGCGCTGTTCATCGGCGATCACCCGAGGCTGAATAATTTCGTCGATGCGATCTATTTCGTCGTCACCTCGCTCACGACGACGGGGTATGGCGACATCACGATCGACACCGCGCTCGGGCGCCTTTTCTCGGTGGGGCTGATGCTCGCGGGGATCAGCCTTTTCTTCTCGATCGCGCAGAAGGTATTCGCTGCGCCACAGAAGATAGTCTCGTGCTCAGCGTGCGGCCTCGACCGGCACGACCCGGACGCCAAATTCTGTAAGCTGTGCGGCGATCAGCTCACCGCGCCCTTGCGCGGACGCGCGCGTAAGGCCAGAGGAAGGCCCCCGCGGCGTAGAGCCGGGAAGGGCGGTTAGCTCAGCGGTAGAGCGTCTCCTTTACACGGAGAGGGTCGGGGGTTCGATCCCCTCACCGCCCACCAGCCTTCGCTGCGCGCAGCGGAGCGAGGGATGGCTGACGCCGTAACGGAACATCTCGTCGCAAACCTGCGCGCGGCCTTCGCGTGGCTTCGCGAACGGTGCTAAGTTGCGAGTCATGAACCGGATTTTGCCCCGGCTTGCGCTTGCCGCAGCGGCCAGCTTTACGTTGGCTAGCTGCGATCAGCTGAGCCAGCTTGGGCTTGGCCCACCGCCGGCGTCATCCGCCCCGGCGACGCCGCCCGCGCCGCCGCCGGTGATTGCTGATCTGCGGCCTCATGCCGGCCGGTTCTATTCTGATTTCGCCGCCGCTGAGGGCGCCCGCTACAGCCCAGAGCAGATTGGCCTCAACGCCGCCGACCGTGCGCGGCTCTGGCGCGCGTTGGCGGTCGCGACGCCTGGACGGCTGGAACAGGGCGGCGGAGCGGAAGCGCTTGTTTTCAGGGGCTGTGCGGAAACGAGCTGCGCAGATGGCCGTGCGGTCGTTGCGGTTGATACCTCAACTGGCGCTGTTTTCGTGGCGGTTCGAGATGCAGGCGGCGCCGAGGTCTTGGCGCCGAACGATCGTCTTGAGGCGTTGCTTAGGCTCAATTCCCCGACCCGTGCTTGGGATGACCCCGCGCCGGCTCAAACCGCGTCGGCGGAAACGCCGAATCCTTAATTACGGGCGCGGTCCGGCCTTTGCTTTCAGGGCCAGATCGTGTGCTTGACCCCGGGAACGGCTTGGCCTAACTCCGGCGCCTTCTCGCGACATGAGTACGCGGGTGTAGCTCAGTTGGTTAGAGCGCCGGCCTGTCACGCCGGAGGTCGCGGGTTCGAGCCCCGTCACTCGCGCCATATTTTCAAGCGCTTGCGGGTCAGCTCCGACTCCATTCCGAAATCCGGGTCCGGCGGTATTCCGGAATTTGGCCATCATCCGTTCCCTCCGGCGATCTTGCGCCGTCCAATTTCACGAGCCTCCAAGACGCGCTCCGACGCGCCGAGCAGGTACGTCTCTTCGAGCTTTGCCGAGCGATCCACGCTGTTGGCGGCAGCCAAGCCGATATCGTCTTTGGTCGCGCCGCCCAGGCGCGCTTCGGTGAGCGCCGATCGGCGCAAGTCCAGGAACTGGCGCGCGTCTCCGGGAAACGCGACGGCGCGCACTTCGCGGAAGTCGTCGCCGAAGGTGTCTTTGCTGCGGTACGGCGCACCATTGTAACGGCGGATCAATTTTGTATCGGGCAACATGGTCGGCATCGCCGAGAGATAGGCATCCACGATTTCGAGCGTGTCACCGCCGATCGCGTGCAGCACGCGCTTGCCAGTCTTTTCGCGCTGCGTCGCGAGCTGCGTTCCCGACGCGCCAGTGCGCCATCCAGCGCGAGGCAGCGTCCAAACATCGACGGGCGCAAGCATCGCACCCCAAGCCAAGCGGATCGCTGTGGCCATGCCCTTGTGCCCCATCAGAGCAGCGACCCACGCGAGCGTCAGCACCTCATCGTGCGTCCACAATCCGTCGCGACCTTTCGGCGCGGGATTTGAGACGCGGCCGATCGGCGCGCTCGCGCGTATCTCATAAGAAACCAGCGCCGACAGCAGCGCGCGCCATACTTTCAGGATCCGGTGCGCCTCATTCCAGGAATACGTGCTCGCCTCATTGTGCGCGGGATGCAGCTCCGCATGGAAGCGCTCGGAGTCGTCGGCCGTGATCTTGGTAACGAGGCGTGCGCCAAAGCGGTGATCGATCTCCGGCCATGCGCGCTCGTAGTCATCGCGCGTGCGCGGCGCCATCAACCGCCAAGCGGTTTTGGTTTGGAACGCTTCATAGAAATGGCCGAGCGATCCCGGCGGATATGTGCGCAGTCTTTTGATCGGTGAGCGCGCTGCAGCGCGCGCTTCATCCAGCCTGCCATTCCAAAGCGCGGCGGCAGCGATCGCAGATGCGCCTGCCGGTCCAAGGGGCTGCGATTTGGGTAAGCCATAGCTCGCGCCGAACTTGCCCGGCGCCCAAAACGCCTGGCCGTTCTTGACCGTGTAGTATCGCACGCGGTCACTCACCCATCCGCTCCTCAATCAATCGACCAACGCGAGCTGCCTCATCCTCGCCGGCGTCATCGGCTGTTTCAACTACACGGGTAGAGCCGTCGGGTGAAATCTCGACGGCCAAACGCTTCGCGCCAGCGTGCCGAAGGGCTGCAAGCGCGCTTTTGAGACGCCGGTTGAACTCGCGAGCTGGCAGCATTGGCCGCGACATGTGACCCACCTTCGTGAAATTTGCCGGTCCCGATCGCCTTGACCCATCCCAACGCATTGGAGGCAGAGGGAGGCGACCTTCCGTTTTCGGACTGACCGGCTAGCCCTCACAATGGAGCTGCCCCCAGTTCTCAGGCTGAAACGGGCGTCGGTGCGACGTTGCCGGCCAGGAGCACGCGACCGGTCGTTGCGCCGGATGCCGCGGCAGCGAGGGCAGCGCCGATGAAGAGATTATCGGTTTCGACCTTAGTGACGTTCTTGGCCGTCGCGTCCCAATAGAGACGATCGCCGACGCTCCAACTCGCGCCGGTGGCCTTTGGCAGATCGAAAACGCCCACGCGCGAGGCTTCGACTTGCGCCCCGCTGGCGGCGTCGCCCGTAGCGACGCCAAAGATTGCGCCGACTGCGAAGGGCTCGCCGGATGCGAGCGCCGCTGGCGCCGTAAGAGTCACGGTGTCGCCGCGTTGAACATGGTTTCTCATTTCCTCACCAACCTTTCTCTGAGCGCACGGCCACTATGGAGACCGGACGCGCGCCGTCATTTGCTTCAAGTTCGCGGATGCGCCTTTCGAGCGCAGCCAAGTTGGCCGGTCCATACGTGACGGACCGGCCGCCGGAGGCGATGGTTACGACGCTGCGGCCGATCAAGATTTGATCGCGGGCAGCGCGCAGTTCATCGAGCGTCGCTTCAGCCATGGCGTTAGCCGCCTGGGTTCATGTGCCAGCCGCGCCAGTCAACGAAGCCCGCACCGTAATCCAGGCGCACCTTCACGCTGACGCCATCCACTTCGAAGCCTGTTTTGGTTTCAGTCTGCGGCCCCTGCGCGCCGGCGAGGTACGCATACTCAAGACCTTCCACCTGCGCGGGATCGGCAGCGAAATAGTAGCGCGTCGCTGACGTGAGACGTGGCTCCACCAGCAACGAGAGGAACGACCACGGGTTCACGTCCTCAGCCTTGGTGGCTTGGATGGACGCGAGCAGCTTCTCAGCTGCCGTTTCCAAATCTGGCGGGACGATAAGCCATTTCGGGCCTACGCCGAGCACATCGCCAGAGAGCGTCCTTTGCTTGCGCATGGCGAGACGCGCGGCGGCAAGTGGCGTCTCGCCAAGAGCAGCGCCGGTGCCGAGATTGACGTGCGCGGCGTCAAACAACGGTTCCTCGTCGCTCATCGTCGGGCCGAAGCCACTGCCGCTCTCCAGCAACTCCACGAGGAACCGCGCCTCGAATGAAGCGGCCTCACGGCCGAAGCCTCGCGCGAGATCGGCCGTCCAACCCAGATCATCGTTCACCAGCGTTTGCCGCGAGATCGCGATAATCTTTCCAAACGTATCGACCCGATACGACTCGGCCGCTTCAACCAGCCCGCCGAACTTGAACTCGCCAAGCTCGTTCACTTTCTCAAGCGGCGCCGCCGTCTCAACCATCACCTTCTGCTTCATGCGGAAGTCGCGCGCCGTTGTCTGGCGAGCGACTTCGCGTAGTGCGGACGGCGCCGCCTCATAGCCGGCGCGCAATTCGCGGTTGGTGAAATTGCCGAGCGCCAGCGGGAAATCGCTGGTGGAGAGCGCGCGACTGATGAGCGTGTCGGGGGAGAGCCCCGACACGCTCATGCCGGCCTGGCGCAGGGAGGTGCGCGCCAGGTCGATAAGGCTTGCGTGGGCAAACACGCGAGCCGGTTCCGACAATTGGTGCCTTGGATTGGTGCGCGCGAACATCGCCTCGCCCATGCGCTCTGCCCTGACGTGAGGGTCATCGTTCGTGCGCGTGTCGCGCGTCCCGGCGGGACGCACCGTGACTGTTCGCGCGCGAATTGCTGCGCGAGCTGCTGCGCGAGCTTCTTCGACATCAGCACCGGCGGCGATTTGCTCATCCGCCCAAGTGCGTTCGAGTTGGAGCGCCTCGCCGAGTTGGCGGATCGCGGTGTCGGTGGCCTCGCGCGGTGCTCCGGTGTTGGATTCTTCCGCCGGCGTCTCGATGACTTCTTCTTCCATAACAGCCTCTCTGGTAGTCGCCGCCGCGTCGGCAGGGACTGGGACAAACGAAACTTCGCGGGGCGTCCATTTTGCTGCGGTTAGGATGCGACCCCCGGAAACGGGATCGCGACTTTCGGTGAAGCGCTCGACTTCGTACCCAATGCTCACATTGCGAACGACGCCGGCGACGATGCGCGCCCACAGCGCGTCGCTCTCGATTTTGAGGCGCGCCATGAGCTTTTCGCCGTCACGCCAAGCGGCAACCACTACGCCGAGAATGTCGGAGAGGTCGCCGCGCTTGTGCGAGTTGAGCACCGGTGCGCCGATGAGGCGTTGCGGATCAAATGCGCCCATGTCGAGACGCTCGGTGAATGGACCGCGCGCGTCGCGACGCGGGACGCCGGTGCCGGTCGCCGCGATGACTTCCACGGTTCTGTCGGCTTCGCGGATTGTCGCCGGCGTCAGCGCCGCCGCGCGCACGGCGAGTTCAAGCGTCTGCGTTCGCATTTTCCGTTTCCTCTGCGGGTTTGATGACTTTGGGCGCGGGCGGCGGTAGCGGAGGTTCGGCGGCAACCGCTTCCATCACTGCGTCCGGGTCGCGCCCGGACGCTGCGATCGCCTCACGCCGCGATTTCAATCCCGCGCCGATGGCGGCGATCTCTGCATCAATTTCTTTGTTTGGGTCGACTGCGCCCCAGCCTGGCCACAGCCACTCCACGTCAAAGAAATCTTCGGGGCGTTCCTCGAAGCTCGGCGCGTCGATGCGACCGCTAAGGATTTCCAGAGTGACAAAGCGACGCCAGAGAGGATCGAGCACGCGCGGTTCAAGCGTTTGTCGGCGCAGAGCGCCGATGCGCCGGCGATGCTCCAGCAGTCCAGCGCGAATGCTCGAATAATTGACGCCGGAGAGGTCGCCGGTGAGCTGCTCATAGGTCACTCCCGCGCCGGCGGCGACGGCGCGCAGTTGCGTGCGCAGGAATTCGTTTCCGTCGCCGACCTGGGGCGTGTTGGGAAATTCGATCGACTGGCCAGGGCGGAGCACCTTGAGCACGCCCGGCTCCAAGCCGCTTTCCAGCACGCCGTCGCTGCGTTGCTCGCCCGGCATATCGCCGGCGCCATCAGGATCGACGATGAAGCCCGCAAAGAGCGCGGCCACGCGCAAGCGCGCGAGCTGGGCATCTTCGATGGAGTCGATCTCAGCGAGGCGCGCCAGAATTGGCGCGAGAACCGACACGCCGCGCGCCTGGCCGGGCATGATGGGCCGGAATAGATGCAACACCTCCGACGCCGCGACGCGCTCCGATTGAAACGCGGCGGCGAACGGCGCACTTGGCCGATCGGGAAAAATCCAGAACCCGGCGATGCGGCCGGCCGCGTCGAACTCCATAACATAGATGATTT